TGTCGCAGCTTTATCTGCGCCTACAGATTCAGCCTCTGCCAGCTTTTCCAGCTTGAGAATTTTTCTGTCTTTGGCTTCCAGCTCATCCAGCAGCGCCAGAACATCGCGAGTTTCCACGAACATATTCGGGTCGAAGTTATCGACAGCTTTAGCCGCGGCTGCTTTCAATTTGTCGATGTTGGTCATTGGGCGGCTCCTTCTGCTTTCTTTTCGTCAACGCTCCAGGCTGTAGCCAGTGCTCCAGTCACCTGCATAAACGAGTGTTTTACTTTCACCGAGAAGGTTTCTCCTGTTGGCGATACCGTTTCAATGGTGGTCAGTTCGCCGCCGCTATCAAAATCAGGGTAGAACTGCGTTACCAGGTTACTTTCGACAATCACCGATCCGTCTGGCGTGTGCATTTTAAGTTTCATTGCTGCACTCCTTTGCGAAGCTCCTTCAAAACAGCGCGCACAATTGCGTTACCGCGAGACACATATTCGAGGTGCCAAACGTCGCCGTCAGGCTCTGGCGGCTGCCCAGACCAAATAACGGTCTGGAGCGTTGCATCATCAACGTTGTCGTAATCAGCCAACACAGTTGCAATTTGATAAGGTAATTGGCTACCTCTCAGAAACTCATCCACACCCTGCGCGCGCACTTCAGCCAGGAAAGCATCGGTTGCCGGGGTTTCTGGCTTGAAGTCGCTGGCACACCGCGGTTCGATGTCATCGCTTGTGTAAATAAAACAGTCATCTTTGATGAATTTATTTAGCCCCGCATTCTCCGCAGCCAGCGCCGCAGCATCATTGCGAACCTTACGCAGTTCCAGAACAGCAACCTGAACTGCATAAGCGAACATAGCGGAAGGGCGGTTACAATCGGTCTCAGCATCGCGCTGCATGTTGACTGCAACAGTCATCAGTTCATCCAGTTGTTCGATGGTCATCGGTTTATTGGCTTTCATGATTCTTTTCCTGCTGCAGTTTGTGTTGCTTAACGAAGTGGGCCACAGCCTTTGACTGGCTAGCGGCAATGGTTTTGTCACCAATGTCCAGCCAAACGGTTTTTCCGCGATACAGTGAGGCCCGACCAATGTCTTTACCATCGAGCATCACATACAGAGTTCGTCCGCGAATTTCTGTGGTCGGGACTGGCTGTGACAAGCGATACGTTTCACGCGCTTCAGCAATGGCTTTGTGCTCGTCGATAATTGCCAGTGCTTCCGCCAGCGCCGCACCTTCAAGAGTGAAAACACCTTCATCACTGATTGCAGCCTGAGCCATAAGCTCAACGAAACGGCGCGCGTTCTTGATGCTCAGTTCGGGGGCGATAGAACTGCGGGTAACTTTCGATTTCCCTTGGGCAGCAGCGACTGCTTTGTCATGCTGGAGAACTTCACCCGCCTGTTCGCCATACTCGCGGACACGGTCCACAGCAACGTCAACAGATACTGCACCGGATTTAACTTCCCTCTGCACGTCATGGTTTGCTGTGCTGAGGAGTAATAACTTCTCGACGGTGGCCACGGATTTATTAACCAGCTTTGCAATTTCGCTGGTGGTCTGGTTGAAGGCGTTATGCAGCTCCTGAATAACTGCAGCCTGCTCCATATCTGAGAGCGGCAGCTGGTTGTTACTGGTCATGATGCGCGCCAGACGCTGAACATCGCTACCGTTGAACGGCATGATGTGGATGCGGTCAACTGGCTTGCCAGCTTCAGCGCAGCGCGCATAGCAGCGACGCCGACGGTGGCCTTCAACAACCCACACTCCACCTTCATCACGGGCGATAACCTCCAGCGGGGGAACGGAGCCACCGTTCATCAGGTAGTTGAACAAATCATCATCAGCCTGGCGGGTGCGTTCATCGTCTTCACGCTTGTTGAAACCTTCACGAACGTGGATATCTGAAAGAGCGATAAACATCCCGGTATCGGTGCGCTTAATTACACCGGCCTTGGTCATTTGCTTGAATGAGTTAGCCATTAGAGAACAACCTCGTTATTCAGGGAAATGACGACACTAGGCAGTTCACGGAGTTCTCGCTGAGCTTCCAGCAGGTGCATGTTGGTAGGCGTTTTTGTGTAGCGCTCTTCGATACGGTCACACTCTTTGGCCCAGCTGGTGACATCCTCACGTAGCGTAGCGTTCTGCTCAGCCAGTTCCTTCCGCTGCGCCATCGCTTCACACAGCGCGACGCTGGTATAGTCAAGACGGTTAGCCAGTTCGTTAACCATCCAACCATAAGCGGCAGGAAGGAGAGGGGCGGCCTTGCGAGCTGCGTCAATAAGCTGCTCTCTGGTCATGCGTGGTTGTAACTCGGTGACGTTCTGTGTGTTCGTCATGGTTAGTTTCTCCGTGTTATAAGCGCTCTGCACAGCGCTGATTTTTGGTTGCACGAATCCCTCGCCTGATAGCGACAAAACATAAAGGGGGTTCGTTTTAGTAAGCACCCAACCAGGGCACTTAGTGAAACGGGCGGCTGCCACCGCCAGTTAGCTTCTCCACAATTGGGAGCGCGTTCTCCTGAGTTGATCTAACGACTGAGGCCTCTCAAGGAACCGGCTGAACGCGCTTTCAGTTGTGAAAAGGGGCGGTCGACATTAAGGACATTCAAAACTGCCGACCGCCAAGACTACACACAGCATCTGGTACAGCTACGACGGTTTACACAACTGGAAGCGCACTCCGTTCGTTTACTTACCTGTCATCCACAACCGATAGTTGATGGAATGCGCTTTCATGTTATGTGCCGGGATTCCACCGGCTCCCATCTGTTTTTTAAGCCACTCAGATATCGTCTGGGCTGTCACCTGATCGCCACGCTGGTGAAACGTCTCTGGCTGTCGTACACAACTGGCTTGCACATTCCGGCTGCCCGCTGGATCGGGATACTGCCTAAGGAATCCCCAGACCGCTGCGGCACATGTGCCATATGCCGATGACTAGAAGATAATCATTAATTGCGAGTAACGCAAGTATTAAAATGCATATTACGCAATTTTGTGGACAAAAAAAAACCTCACGTGAGGTCTTTTTTTCCTGTAAATCTTGCTAGCCGTGCCGTTTAAAGGATTGCGACTGGCTTATTAAAACCTTTCCATAAATGTAGAATCTATGCTCGTTATCTTTTGTGATACTCCATTCCCGATATTTTGGATTGTCAGAGATAACAAGAAGCTGGTCAGGAATCATCTGGAGCCGTTTTACGTATATTTTTCCATCAAAACCAAACACATATATACCATCGCCATCAAATTCATTTATGTTGACGTCAACAAAAATGAGGTCTCCTGGCTCGATGGTTGACGCCATACTGTCACCACGAACGTTAATAACTTTAACGCCAGAAGATGACCTGCCTCCAAACATAGTTAATGCCTGATCATTGCTGTATTCAATAGCATGTATGACATCAATAACATCACTGCTCTGTATGTGTCCTGCTCCGGCGCTTGCGCTCACATCAAGTACCTCGACTCTATAAACATCACCAATGCTACGTGATGATGAATCACTTTCACTGTTTAAATATACAGTAGCCTCATTTTCTGCCGAGGTAAATAGGTCAGGGACTTTTACGCTTAAAGCGTGAGCAAGTCGGTTAAGTGTTTGTTCTGAAAACTGCTTTTGCTTGCCTGTTTCCAGGCGGGAAATGTTGGCAGCATCAACCCCCACAGTTTCAGCAAGCTCTGCGATTTTCATGTTCTTCGCGAGGCGAAGTTGTCTGATGCGAGATCCTATATTCATGCGTCCATTACAAGTGTTTTTTGCGTGTCGTGCAAAGCAACTTGCGCAATTCGCCTGCATGGAATAACATGCGTAATACGCAAATAAAGGAGGCTTTATGCAATCACCGTTAAGAAAATTGCGTAAATCGCACGGTATGACCTTGTTGCATGTTGCAACAGGCGTACAGGTCGACCCGGCAACTTTAAGTCGCATTGAAAGATGTGAACAGGTTCCATCAGTTGAACTGGCAGAACGTTTAGCCAAGTTCTTCAAAGGCGAGATCAGCGAATTACATATTTTATACCCGAGCCGCTACCAGGTTGCTGATGACGCATCGGGTAAAGGCAATCGTAATGCGAAAGCAGCCGTCTGAAAACTACCAAAGGAAAAACAACATGGTAGAGCCAAGCCTGAAAGAAGTAGTGAAAGCGATGTGCAAAGCGTACCCCGGAGGCCGTGAGGCTATGGCAGGTGCTCTTGGCATGTCAGTCACGCAGTTCAATAACAATCTGTACGAGAAGAACGGCTGCCGGTTCTTCGAGGTGAACGAGCTGGAAGCGATGGAGGACATTTCAAACACGTCTTTCCTGGCTGATTACTTCGCGCAACGTCGCGGCGCTCTCCTGGTGGAAGTTCCGCAACTTGAAGACCTCGATCGCGTTGACCTATTCACCCGTGCAATGAGAACTGCAGCAGCACGCGGTCAGGTTGATCAGATCATTCAGAAGGCGCTGGAAGATGGAGTGATTGAAGCGCATGAAGCGGAAGAAATTAACGAGTATCACCGCCGTCATCTGGCAGCGCGTGAAGAAGAAATCCGCGCGATTGTCGCGCTGTTTAGCCGTAAGCAAAGCCAAAAAAAGTGACGCCCGCGAGTGTGCAGCTCCGGGCGTCTTGGCGTGTCGTATTCAGTGGAGAAACTAACGCATGAACAGTTTAAACCGATTGAGACCAGCGAAGCAATTCAGATGCCTTCCGCTGGTGGGAAAAGATTCCCCGTTCGGCTATGTGGAGAGATTAAACGACCAGGCTGATACGAACAACTACCAGCCTGAGAACGCGATGGTAGAGGCTTTTGCTCAGATGAACGAGAAGGGGCGCGAGGAATGGCTGAAGTTAACCGGCGATTCAAAGACCACTACGGCGTCCCGGTCCGTGTCATCAGATGGGAGCCACAGACCCGACGCGTTATATACCTTCGCGAAGGGTACGATCATGAGTGCTTCAGCCCTCTTGAGCAATTCCAGCGTAAATTTACAGAGTTAAAGGACGACCATGAGCCTGTTGATGCCATCCCGGCCGATAGTGATAAACCCTGACCTTGCATACAGCATTGGCCTGAACGAGGCCATTGCGTTGCAGCAGGTTAACTACTGGCTTAAAGAAACCACCTCCGGACTGGAGCGTGACGGCGTGCGCTGGATTTACAACACCAACGAGCAGTGGCTGGAGCAGTTCCCGTTCTGGTCTGAGTCTACGCTGAAGCGCACATTCACCCGCCTGAAGCAGCTCGGCGTGCTCAAAGTTGAGCAGCTGAACAAGTCTCAGCGCGACATGACGAACTACTACACGATCAACTACGAAAGCGAGCTTTTAGATGAGCTCAAAGTGACCAAATCGAAGAGTTCAAAATGCACTCTTCCATCAGGTCAAAATGAACCGATGGAAGAGGTCAAAGTGGAACGCTCCATCGGTTCAAAACGAACCGCTCTCATCAGGTCAAATTGCACTGATGTTCTTACAGAGAATACAACAGAGAATACTACAGATATTAAAAACCCTATTTGTCCGGTTGCGCCGCAACCAGACGGTGATGTGTTGATCACCGATCAGGCTAAACAGGTTTTAACCCATCTGAACCAGGTGACCAGTTCGCGTTATCAGGTTTCAACAACCTCGCTGCAAAATATTCGTGCCCGAATCGGGGAGGGCTACACCGTTGAAGAATTGTCGCTGGTGGTGGACTACTGCAACGCCAAGTGGAGCGAAGACCTGACGATGGCGACCTACCTTCGACCACAGACGCTTTTCCAGCCGTCCAAGTTCCCTGGCTACCTGAAGTCAGCGAACAGTTGGGCCAAAGCTGGGCGACCTCCTCGCGTAAACGGAGAGTGGGCCCGAGAGGATGGGGTTTTCCGCTCCAGTTTCCAGAACACTGACTACAGCAAAGTCCCGGCAGGCTTCAGAGGAGCGAACTCATGAGCCTTCTGAAAGATATTCAAATTTTCATCGCTGAAAACCCTGGGTTAACTAACAAACAGATCGCAGCATCAATGCCTCAATACCGACTTCATGCTGTTCAGCGCGGTGTATGCCATCTGGTCAAATTGAATCGCGCAACACGGCAGCATAACGGTAAGTGCTACCAGTATTTTGCCAAAGCGCCGGGAGGTGACGTTAGCGAGGGGCGTTCTGCACTGAAAATTAACCGGGCAGATACACCAGCTGTATCGGAACAGGAAGAAGCGCCGAATCCAGCTGTAACCAGGATGATGGATAAGGCTAAAGGCCTGTTTGAAAAAGGGCTCTACCAGCGTGCGGCCACAGTTTTGATGGATGCCTTCAATCGCTCAAAAGACGAAGAGCAGCGAATGAAGATACTCATTGAGCGCCAGCGTTGTCTGCGCATGTCCCCGAAAGTTAAAGCGCCAACTGATGCATGGTGTCTGGCAGGTCAGGGGAGGAATATCTAATGAAATACTCTCTGATTTACGCAGACCCAGCCTGGGAATACGGCAACACCGTCAGCAACGGCGCGGCTACTAATCACTACGGCACAATGAAGCTGGTCGACATGAAGCGTCTTCCGGTCTGGGACCTTGCTGCTGACGATGCTGTTTTGGCTATGTGGTTCACCGGCACGCATACCCGCGAAGCGATTGAACTGGCTGAAGCATGGGGCTTTAAGGTCCGCACTATGAAGGGATTCACCTGGGTGAAGCTCAACCAGCTCGCAGAGCAGCACATCAACAAAGCACTTCAGGCTGGTGGAGTAGAGGACTTTTACGACTTCCTCGACCTGCTTAACGAGCAGACCCGCATGAACGGCGGAAACTACACCCGAGCCAATACAGAAGACCTGCTTATAGCCACCAGGGGGAATGGACTTGAACGCCAGTGCGCGAGCATCAAGCAGGTTATCTACAGCCCACTGGGCAAGCACAGCCAGAAGCCAGCAGAGGCGCGCTTCCGCCTGGAGAAGCTTTACGGTGACGTTCCGCGCATCGAACTCTTCAGCCGCTGCGGTGCACCAGGATGGCACCACTGGGGTAATCAGAGTGAGTCCGCTGCAGTTGAGTTGATTCCTGGCGTTGCTGTTCCGGTGGCAGATAACCGGGAGCATGCAGCATGAAGAAGCTATCAACCGAGCAGGAGAACGCGGTTCGTGACGTTGCCCGTCAATGCTCCGATGCCATTAAGAAAGCCTTGAAGAAAAAGCCGAAGCCAAGCTGGAACGTCGTTGTACCTCCGATCCTGAAGGAGTACCACGAGAAGGTAAAACCGATGGGCGTAAGTCTGGTGATGTTCAACAGCGTAATCGGACGCCTGAACGGGCGCTATGGAGTGGAGTCATGATGAAACTGGTTCTCCCGTTCCCACCGAGCGTAAACACCTACTGGCGAGCCCCCAATAAGGGGCCGTTGGCAGGACGCCATCTCATCAGTGCTGCTGGCCGCAAATATCAGAGCGCTGCTTGCGCTGCGATTATTGAACAATTACGCCGCCTGCCTAAACCAACCACAGCGCCAGCGGCGGTTGAGATCATTCTCTATCCACCAGATGCCCGCCGCCGCGATATCGACAATTACAACAAGGCGCTTTTTGATGCACTGACACATGCAGGCATCTGGGAGGATGACAGTCAGGTTAAACGAATGCTGGTGGAGTGGGCACCGCAGGTACCTGGCGGGAAGGTTGAAATAACGATCGCCAGCTATGTCGAAAATGGTAGGCAAAATAGCAATGCATTGGTACGCGCATGAGTGTTAGATTAAAAAGTGTCAGCGAAGCGGGAGTGCAGACCCGCTCGCACTACAACAAGTGGAGAAACATATGAATCAGTTATTCGTAATTGATGGCGTTTCCGTACGCCGTGATTTTGATGGTCGTTACTGCCTGAATGATTTGCATCGTGCGGCGGGAGGTGAAAAACGTCACCAGCCTTCCAACTGGTCCTGTCTTACCCAAACGCAAGAACTCATCGCTGAAATTTCGAGCGCTCCTGGAATTACAGGAGCGGCCCCGTTGGTCACCCTTACTGGTGGTGTTAACCAGGGGACATTCGTCTGCAAGGAGTTGGTTTATTCCTATGCAATGTGGATCAGCCCGAAATTTAACCTCAAAGTCATCAGAACGTTCGATGCCGTACAGAACCCTGCATCCAATGCGCCGACATCCGACAAAATTCAGGCTGGCGTGATCCTGCTTGAATCGGCGGCGAAAATGCTGAACCTCTCAAACTCTTCAAGGCTCGGTGCTTATCAAAAACTCCAGCAGGTAGCTGGTCTTCCAGATCTGATGCCGCATTACGCGATCGATGCACCTGCCGGTGCGCAGGATGGGTCCAGCCGTCCCACACAATCACTCAGCGCTCTGCTTAAAGCAAAAAACATCCGCATCACCGCCAATCAGGTTTATCACATGATGTCCCGCTTTGGGATTGTGGAACAAAAAGAGCGAAACAGTCGGTCTGGAGTGAATGGTGTTAAAAAGTTCTGGTCACTTACTGCCAAAGGCTGCATGTATGGCAAGAACATCACCAGTCCTGCGAACCCGCGAGAAACTCAGCCTCATTTCTTTGAGTCGAAGTTTGCGGAGCTTCTTAAAATAATCGACATCGTAGCCTGAGGTAACAGTGAGAGCATTACTGACACCTGAAGTTGCACCAATGTCCGGGGTGGTACTGTTTCGCCCCGGAAACGAACTGCTGTGGTTGTTTCGCCGTGGCAGGGTGGTGATTGAAACGCCTTCCGAAGCAATCAAGCACCTGCCATCTGGACTGATTCCTGAAGCCCACCAGCCACTGACAGATGATGTCAGTGTGCAGGAGCTTTTCCTGAATGAGAGAGTTATTCAGCGTGCTGGTGGACTGAGTGGCCTTGATGCCTGGCTGGAACGTAAATTCGAATGTCAGTGGCCGCACAACGAATGGCACTCAAAGGACTTTACACTTCTACGCCACGCCCCCGGCAGCATTCGCCTGTGCTGGGGATGTGATAACCAACTGCGTGAACAAACTACAGAAAGACTGGCAGGAATTGCCATGCAGAACCTGGTAAAATGGCTGCTCGAAAGGGTGAATATCATGCTGGGTTTCAGCGCTGACCACACCCTGACGCTGCCGGAGTTTTGCTGGTGGATGATACGTAACGATCTGGCTGACCTGATTCCTGAATCAGTGGCTAGCCAGGCGCTCCGGATTAAGCCTGAATCGCACAGTTCAGTGATGCGTGAAAGCGACATTGTTCCGTCATTACCAGCAACTGAAATCCTCCAGGAGAAAGTTAAGAAGATAGTCTCGGTGAAGGTCGATCCTGAATCACCTGAATCTTTCATGCTGAGGCCAAAGCGCCGTCGCTGGGAGAACGACAAGTACACCCGCTGGGTGAAGTCGCAGCAGTGCAGTTGCTGCAATAACCCGGCAGACGACCCCCATCACCTGATTGGCCACGGGCAAGGTGGAATGGGTACCAAAGCGCATGACCTGTTTGTGATACCGCTGTGCAGAGCGCATCACGATGAGTTACACGCTGATCCTGTGGCATTTGAAGCGAAGCACGGCGACCAGTTAACGCTGTTGTTTCGGTTTTTAGATCGTGCGCTGGCAATCGGCGCACTGGCGTAAGTGGAGACGCAGCATGATCAATCCTTCAGAAGTTGGCAAATCGGGCGAGATGGTTCGCCTTCGCACTCTCGAAAGTATCTGGGTACAGGGTAAGCTCCGTATGTGGGGCCGCTGGTCTTATATCGGTGGTGGCTCTGGCGGAAACATGTTCAACCAGCTGCTGGCATCGGGGAAAATCACCAAGACCGCTATCAACGATGCGCTGCGCCGCATGAAGAAATCCGGTATCACCAAACCCGAGCTGGAAGCGTACCTGCAAGAAATTCTCGACAGTAAAAACAAAACTGGCCTGACGTTCTGCTCGGACGAAGAGGGGCTTAAGATTGACGGCGTTATTGCGGCAGTGCTGATGAACGAAGAATACCGTGGGCTGTATAGTGTGATTGTTGATCGTCATCGTCTGCGTAAAAGCAAACTCCAGATGGCTAAAGAGCTTAATTCAAAACACCCCGACTGGACCCTTATTACATGCCGTCGTCGTATTGATACATGGGTAAGTCTTGCAGAATCGATCATTTACGCACCACTTTGTGACGCGTTTGGCACAAATAGCGACAGATTTAAGTTGCATAGTGAGCAAGAAAGTGCTTAAATTGTGGTAGGCTCGGGACAGTAAAGCGTACTGAGCAACAAATCAAAACATAAACCCGCCACTGCTGCGGGTTTTTTATTTTAAGGGCTGCCTCCGGGTGGCCTTTTTTGTTTCCCCTCGTTCTGAGAGGACTCATGGCGATGATGTATTGACCGCTAGAATGGATTAGTCGTAACTTATTATTGTGGTGAATCCTTTCTAAGCGAAAGGGCGTTCCAGTCAACTGCTATCTGCAGGTATGCGCGCGGCTTTGCTGACTTGGGTAGAGTCACCGGGAGGCACCCGGCACCATGACAATAACAATACAGTTTCAAATTCCTTGAGAGCCTGCCGTAAAAAGCAGGCCTTTTTTTATGAATTTGCAAACTGCTGCTACGCTTGAAATGTGTGTTGAAGGTAATTGCCTGATGGTTCTCCTGAACCGTTGTGAACCAGCCCGATACTGTCTCACTCAGGTCAGTTAGCAAGACTCACGACTACCTACCTTACTTACTAATAGTCACTCATTAGCCCGCCTTCAAAAGCGGGCTTTTTTTATTCCCCTCATCACTGAGAGGATTCACGGCAATAAGAGGGGGACTAGATGTCCGATCCTGTTTCTGGCACGACAGTAGCGGCTGGTGGTCTGATGGGGGCCAGCATGTTCGGCCTGGCAACAGGCATAGACTACGGTGTGGTGTTTGGCGCATTCGCTGGTGCCGTGTTCTACGTCGCTACGGCAGTTAATATCAGCCGCCTTAAGCTGGTGGGCTACTTCATCACCTCATTCATCTTCGGCGTTATCGGCGCTCCACTGCTTGGCTCTTACTTCTCCAAATGGACGGGGTATAGCGACAGGCCACTCGATGCGCTGGGCGCGGTAATCGTAGCCGCTATTGCTATTAAGCTGCTGACGTTCGTAAACAGTCAGGATTTGGGTAGCCTGTTTGGAATTCTCTCGCGTTTACGTGGTGGAGGGGCCAGCAATGGTAACAAGTGATCCGAGTGCGATGGCAAACGCAATTATCTCTGCTGTTATCGTTATTGCACTGATGTTCTACCAGCGCGGCGGGGCGAGACATCGCCCTCTGATATCGCTGATGGCTTATTTCACGGTGCTGGTATACGCCAGCGTCCCGTTCCGTTACCTGTTCGGCTTGTACCATGAATCGCACTGGTTCGTGGTGCTGGTGAACGTCCTGATATGCGCCGCCGTTCTCTGGGCTCGGGGAAACGTAGCACGCCTGGTTGATGCACTGAGGCACTAATGAACCAATCACAATTTCAAAAGGCGGCTGGGCTAAGCGCCGAGTTAGCTGCACGCTGGTTTCAGCCAGTGAGTGATGCGATGAAAGAGTTCGGCATTACGAAACCGGTAGACCAGGCAATGTTCATAGCTCAGGCAGGGCATGAATCAGCAGGCTTCACTCTGCTGGTGGAGAGCTTCAACTACCGCATTGCAGCACTCGTGAATTTCATCCGTGCCGGACGTCTCACAGCAGACCAGGCAAATGCGCTTGGCCGCCGTCCTGAGGAACGAACATTACCGATTGAGCGCCAGCGAGCCATTGCTAACCTGGTATACAGCAAGCGAATGGGGAACAACGCTCCCGGTGACGGCTGGTTATACCGTGGGCGTGGACTTATCCAGATTACCGGACTCAATAACTACCGTGATTGCGGGAACGGCCTGAAGGTTGATTTGGTTAAGCAGCCTGAGCTGTTGGCCGAAGATGTTTATGCATCCAGAAGCGCGGCGTGGTTCTTCGCCACTAAGGGATGCCTGAAGTATTCCGGCGACCTGATGCAGGTGACGAAGATTATCAACGGCGGAACGAACGGACTGGAAGATCGTCGCGCTCGTTTCGGTCAGGCCAAAACGGTATTGGTGTGAGGTTGATATGGGATTAGAAACAATCGTCGGTATTGCTGCCCTGATAATGGCGGCTATCGCAGGTGCCTTTGGCATTGGTCACTCACGCGGGACCAGCAAAGCGGAAGCTAAAGCCGACCAACTGCGCACCGAAGAAAAGGCCGCAGCCACTGAAGCAGTAGCCGAACGCCGGGTAGAAGCAACGAAAGAGGCCAGCAATGTACAGCAGACTGTTAACCGCATGCCTGATGACGATGTTGATCGCGAGCTGCGCACCACGTGGAAGCGTCCCGGTGGTGGTTGATACCGCCTGTGACTGGGTAAAGCCAATCTACCTGACCGATCACGACATCGACGTTATGGACCGCCAGACGAAGAAAGACATCCTGGCGCATAACAAAGCGTGGCAGGCGAACTGCCAGAAACCAATAGCAGTCACCATTCCAAAAGGATAAGCATGACAGCAGGCATTCAATTATCGCCTATGATGATGCTCTTTTATTTAGTTGCTGATATAATCCCCCCTAAATGATTTCAGGAGGGATCTGCGTTGTCCGCGATAAACCACATAAAAAACCCGTTAACGATTATCGGTATTTTTGCGGGGATAGTAGAGGTCTCTGCAAACCTCGTATTACCTTTTCTTAATGATTCCCAGCAAAGTACATATCTTTGGTTTTTAATGTTTTTCCCGGCAGGGCTTGTAATAGTGTTTTTTTTGACGCTGAATTTTAATCATGTTGCACTTTATGCTCCAAGCGATTATAGCAACGATAGAGGATTCATGCAGGCCAATGGTAAAATGATCGGTAATGATGTTCAGGATACTGATGCAACACAAGGCTTTGAATTAACATGAATAAATTCATCTCAAGCACTTTTAATAATACTATCGTCGAACTGGATGGCAACCATTACGAAAAGTGCGTTTTTGAAAATTGCGAAATTGTATATAAGGGGTTACAGCCTTTTAATTTAATTAATTGTAATTTTATTGCATGCAAATGGAAATTTGAAGGTGCAGCGTCAAACACAATTAATTTTTTAAAGGTTATGTATAAAGATATGGGTGAGTTTGGAAAGAAAATGGTAGAAGCCACTTTCGAAAACATAAAAAAATAGTTTCATCCATTTACTTTCAATTTATGAGATATTGCCCTGCAATCGCGGGGCTTTTTTATGCGCATCGCACGCGCACATCAAAGAAAGTCTTTCAGCTGTGAGCCTGGGCAAACCGTTAACTTTCGGCGGCCTTGCCGTGCGACAGGCTCACGTCTAAAAGGAAATAAATCATGGGTCAGAAAATTATTACGTTGTCCGGCGCGGCGACGGATGTTCTGTATGCGCTGTTTTTCCGTGGCGCGCTTCAGTCTGGTGACCTGCCAGCTAAATCTGGTGCCGCTGAGCTTCGAGAGTTGGGATTCGCTGAAACACGCCATACCGCGACGGAGTATCAAAAGGAAAATTATTTCACCTTCCTGACTGCTGAAGGGCAGGAGTTTGCCATTAAGCATCTGGTAAATACGCGCTTTGGTGTGCCAGTGGGTAAGCAGTATTGCAGCGCAATCAAAATTGATGTTGAGCTGGACACGTCAGACGCACAAAAGGTTCTTGACGAATTGGACGACAAAATCCGAAACAACGATGCATTTAAGGCCATGAAAGACGGATGGCAGCTCGAAAAAAACGGAACGATGATTATTAATAACGGCCAGGTATTCATAAAAGATGCCTTCATCGATCCCGAAATTAAGACCAGTGTGAAGCTATCCCCTGAAATGGAAAAAGCTATTTCTGATGCTGTGTCAGCCGAACTTAAAAAGAATCTTAAGCCCGGTGGCATAATCTGGGATTGCTTACGGCGTGGAATCTGAAGGGAGATTTTATGCAGGTCACTATTAATGGTGTCCCATACGCTCCCGCCAGCGTCGTTTCATCACGGATCGGCATTGCAATTTCGACACATCAGCGCACAGACGTATTAAAACGAGCACTCGAACAGCACATGAAGCATCTTCCCGCCAGCGCGCTGGTGGTGGTGGTCGATGATGGTTCAAAACCTGCAGCTGTAGTTCCCCACGGCGTTCAGCTGCATCGACATGAAACATCACTCGGCATTGTTGCTTCGAAGAACACTAGCCTGTCAGCCCTGATGGACGCCGGGTGTGAGCATCTCTTCCTGTGGGACGATGACGCCTGGCCCATCGCTGATAACTGGCACTTGCCTTACATTGAATCACCCGAGCCACACCTGGCTTACCAGTTTCTCGATCTGGCTGGCCGCAATAAGTTGAATGACCTTTCGGTGCTTTACCGTGACGATCAGCATGTGGCGTATACCGGGCAGCGCGGCGTGATGCTGTATTACCACCGCAGCGCCATCGAGAAGGTGGGCGGATTCGATCCGGTTTATGGTCGCGGCATGTACGAACATAGTGACCTCGCCCTGCGCATCCATAATGCTGGCCTGACGACATGGGCTTACGGTGATGTGGTCGGTTCAGAAAAGCTGATTCACTCTCTCGATGAGCATGAAGCAGTGGAGCGTTCGGTACCGAAACCAGACCGGCAGGCGCTGGTGGAACGTAACGTTAAAATCCACAACGAACGGCGCGATACCGGGTTTACTGGTTACGTTGAATACCGCCAGCAGCGCGACGTGGTTATCACTACGTTACTGACCAGCCAGCCTGACCCTCAGCGCGGCACAAAAATGACGGCCTCGCCTGACATGCTGAGTAAATGGGCGGCATCGCTGCGTAATTGTGGACGTATCGCGCTGGTGGATGAACTTCAGACGGCCCCGGCAGACGTTGAGCTGTACCGCGTCCCTGACGTGAAGATGAATGTTTACTTCCGGCGCTGGCTGCACATCTGGCAGTACCTGCGAGATCATCCTGAATACCGGTTCGTCTGGTGTACCGATGGGACCGATGTCGAAATGCTTCGCGCACCGTGGGAAGAAATGCAGCCCGGTAATGTTTATGTCGGTTCAGAACCGAAGACATACGCCGACGCATGGGCAAAACAGAATCATCCTGAGCGTATCTATCAGGAGTTCATTGAAGCGCACCGCAATAATGTGATGCTTAACGCTGGTCTGCTGGGTGGCACCCGCGCTGATGTAATGGCGTTCGCTCACGGCATCATCCGTCTTTACTACCGGATCGAGAGTTATCGTTTCTGGAAGAAAGAACAGGCTGGCGCCGCGGTGGGGGATATGATCGCTTTTGGCATTGTCTCGCAGTCATTCGCTGACAGGCTGGTCACCGGCCCTCTGGTACATACCGTTTTCAAAACTGATGGTATCGGTAAGGAGGCCGCATGGTGGAAACACAAGTGAAGTTTATTGTGGTTGGCCATCACTCTCGCATAGGTCATGCGCAACGACTTGCCGCGCAGCTGGATGCTCATCTGCTTATTGATGACGGTAACCGCGGCGCGAACTGGAATCATCGGCGTGCGCTTGAGTGGGCAGCAGAGCAAACATGCCGGGTAGTGATGTTGGAAGACGACGCGATTCCTGTGCAGGGCTTCACCGATAAGGTAACTGAATGGCTGGTGCGCTTCCCTGACGACATGCTGAGCTTTTATCTCGGTACCGGCCGACCGCCGCAATATCAGAAAGAGATTGCCGGAATGCTGGTGGATGCGGATCGCGTCTGTGGTGACCACATCGTATTAAGCAAACTGATACACGGAGTATGTTACAGCCCTCCGCAGGGCAGGCTGGCGCGCATGCTTAACGCATGGAATAAAACGCTGGCAGCTGATTACGCCGTCGGTGAGGCATTCGGTGGCCGGGTGATTTATCCGTGTTACTCGCTGGTGGACCACGCTGACCTCCAGACGGTTGAGCGTCACCCTGACAACGAGCCGAGGACAGAACGCCGCCGCGCATGGAGGCTGGCATGAACAAAGAGCCCCGCGTATATGGCAGCCGATGGGATAAGGCCCGTCTGCGTTTCCTGCAGCAGCACCCACTATGTGTGATGTGTGAGCAACAGGGGCGCATTACCCCAGCAACGGTGGTTGACCATATCGAGCCCCACAAACTTAAAGATGCGCTTAAGTCAGGTAACCCTCTGGCCATATCGAAAGCACAGCACCTGTTCTGGAGTAAAGAGAACTGGCAGCCACTGTGCAAAGCGCATCATGACTCAACGAAACAGAGAATGGAGAAGAGCGGCGCGGTAATAGGCTGTGATGCCAACGGCTACCCGCTCGATCCTGCGTCTCACTGGAGCACGTAATGAAAGACCTCAGCATTGAATACCGCGATGGAAAATTCGTTCGCCTGGTGATTGATGGCGTGGAGATGAAGAACGTGACATCCATTCAGTTCTCGCACGCTGTAGGGCAGGAGGTGCCGACAGTGACCGTCTCAGGGCATGTTGTCTCCGGGCGTGTGAAAGGCACTCAGAAACTCGAACAGGTAGACAAACATTCGGCATAGCGCGGCGGCGGCAAGTCGATTACCAATTATGTGAAATCATTTCAAATGCAACGATATCAAATGAGAATGAATCGCATCAGGGCAGGGGGGGATCAAATCTTCAAAACCTTTGCCCCAAATGACCGCCGCCAAAGTTTGATTTTAACGCTAACCCGATTTTTTTAGTTTTAAGGTGTTGACATATGGCAGATAAACGAACCCGTTCCGACAGTTCGGCGGCAGCGGTTCAGGCCATGAAAAATGCAGCAGTGGACACCATCGATCCTCCGTCCCATGCAGGTTTGGAAAAAAAAGCCGAACCATTCTGGCATGACAATATCAGATCGAAAGCTCTGGACAGCTGGACCCCGGCCGACCTTCTGGCAGCTGTAGAGCTGGCAAATAACCAGCTCTATATAACGGTTTTACGTAAGGATTTACGCAAAGAAGAGCGAGCACGCGGAGAGGGCCGCGACGAAGGGCTTATCAAAGACCTACGCAAGCAGATTGTTGAGCTGCAGCGAACTATTCTGGCTCAGCGCCGTGACCTCCAGATCCATTCCCACGCAACCAACGGCGAAAGCCGCGACCAGAAGAAACGCAATCAGAATGATCGTGATGCACGAAATACCAAAAACGAGCATCAGGACCAGGATGACAACCTGATCGCCTTTCCCAAGCATGGATAAAAGACTATGACGCGAGGTAAGCGTGTAATAGCGTTCATCGAGCGCTTTTGCATCGTGCCGGAAGGCAAGCTTATTGGCCAGCCCATGAGGCTGGACCCCTTTCAGAAAGAATTCATCCTGGCGGTTTACGACAATCCAGCCGGAACGGATATGGCGATCCTCAGCATCGCCCGAAAAAATGGTAAGACTGGCCTAATTGCCGGAATTCTGCTGGCTCACCTGGTGGGTCCTGAAGCGGTGCAGAACACGCAGATTGTCAGCGGTGCACTCAGCCGGGAACAGGCGGCCATCGTTTTTAACCTCGCGGTGAAGATGGTTAACCTGAACCCCAAGCTGCAGGAGATTGTGCACATTACGCCCAGCGGCAAAAAGCTGATCGGCCTGCCGTGTAACGTCGAATACAAGGCTTTATCCGCAGAAGGAAAGACGACGCACGGACTTTCCCCCATTCTGGCCATTCTCGATGAAACCGGGCAGGTTAGGGGGCCGCAGGATGATTTTATCGATGCAATAACTACCGCGCAGGGGGCGCATGAAAACCCGCTGCTGATTGTTATCAGTACGCAGGCAGCAAACGATGCTGACCTGCTGAGCATCTGGATTGATGATGCGGTCAAATCGAAAGATCCGCACATCGTGTGCCACGTTTATGAAGCGCCAAAAGACGCTGATATCAGTAAACGCGAGTCCTGGCTGGCTGCGAACCCGGCACTGGGAACATTCAGGTCAGAAAAAGACATGGCGCGCCAGGCTGAGAAAGCTGGCCGAATGCCAAGCTTCGAAAACACCTTCCGAAACCTCAACCTCAATCAGCGCGTGTCTACCGTATCGCCGTTTATCTCCCGCAGCGTGTGGGAGCTTTGCGGAGAGATGCCGTTTAACACGCCGAGGAAGTGGTACGCGGGGCTGGATCTGTCAGCCAGGAACGACTTAACGGCGCTGGTTATCGCTGGTGAAGCAGATGATGGTGTTTGGGATGTTTTCCCCTTCTTCTGGACACCGCAAAAAACCCTTGAAGAGCGAACCAAAACGGACCGCGCCCCCTATGACGTTTGGGTGAGAGAGGGGCTGCTGCGCACCACGCCAGGCGCTTCGGTGGATTACTCATTCGTCGTTGCGGATATCGCTGAAATTATCGGTGATTTCGACCTTACGTCGATGGCTTTTGACCGCTGGCGCATTGACCAGTTCAGGAAGGATGCCGATGCCATTGGGCTTAGCCTCCCGCTGGTCGAGTTCGGCCAGGGCTTTAAGGATATGGGGCCAGCTGTAGACACGCTGGAGTCTCTGATGCTTAACGGGCGTGTGAGGCATGGCATGCACCCCGTATTAACGATGTGTGCTGTGAATGCGGTGGTGGTGAAAGATGCTGCTGGCAACCGCAAGCTCGATAAATCCAAAGCAACGGGCCGTATTGATGGCATGGTCGCAATGACAATGTCCGTTGGTGCTGCTAATGGGGAAGTTACCGAACAGGGTGGTGACTTCGACGACTTCATTTTCCGACCGCTGAGCATGTGATGGAAGAACCTAAATACACGATTGACCTGCGAACCAATAACGGCTGGTGGGCAAGGCTGCAGTCCTGGTTTGTCGGCGGGCGTTTAGTCACCCCAAATCAGGGCTCACAGACGGGGCCTGTTTCGGCCCACGGACACCTGGGCGATTCATCCATTAACGATGAACGGATACTGCAAATTTCGACTGTGTGGCGCTGCGTGAGTCTGATTTCAACGCTCACGGCATGCTTACCGCTTGATGTCTTCGAAACTGACCAGAATGACAACCGCAAAAAAGTGGGTTTGAGCAATCCGCTGGCGCGACTGCTGCGCTACTCACCGAATCAGTACATGACCGCCCAGGAATTCAGGGAGGCCATGACGATGCAGCTCTGTTTCTACGGTAACGCGTATGCACTGGTGGACCGCAATAGCGCGGGTGACGTGATCAGCCTTCTCCCGCTTCAGTCTGCCAATATGGATGTGAAACTCGTCGGAAAAAAAGTGGTTTATCGCTATCAACGCGACAGCGAATACGCCGACTTTTCGCAGAGAGAGATTTTTCACCTTAAAGGCTTCGGATTCACCGGGCTGGTCGGCCTGTCACCAATTGCTTTTGCCTGTAAATCGGCAGGTGTGGCAGTTGCGATGGAGGACCAGCAGCGAGATTTCTTTGCCAATGGCGCCAAGTCTCCGCAAATCCTCTCAACCGGCGAAAAAGTGCTAACTGAACAGCAGCGCTCGCAGGTCGAAGAGAACTTCAAAGAGATCGCCGGCGGTCCGGTTAAAAAACGCCTCTGGATTCTGGAAGCGGGCTTTTCCACATCGGCAATTGGCGTAACGCCACAGGATGCCGAAATGATGGCGTCCCGAAAATTTCAGGTAAGTGAACTGGCGCGATTCTTTGGCGTACCGCCTCACCTTGTTGGCGACGTCGAGAAATCAACGAGCTGGGGATCGGGCATCGAGCAGCAGAATCTCGGCTTCCTGCAGTACACCTTGCAGCCCTATATCTCCCGGTGGGAAAACAGCATTCAGCGGTGGCTTATTCCTGCTAAGGATGTTGGCCGCATTCATGCTGAGCACAACCTCGATGGCCTGCTGAGGGGCGATTCTGCCTCCCGTGCCGCGTTCATGAAGGCAATGGGAGAGTCCGGCCTCCGTACCATCAACGAAATGCGCCGAACGGACAACATGCCGCCATTACCTGGTGGCGATGTGGCGATGCGACAGGCGCAGTATGTGCCAATTACCGACTTAGGAACCAACAAAGAGCCCCGTAATGACGGGGCTTAATTTTTATGGGGGCCGTGATGCCTGAAATTGTAAAAACGCTGTCTTTCGACGAGACAGAAATCAAGTTCACCGGTGACGGGAAGCAGGGGATTTTCGAAGGCTATGCCTCAGTTTTCAATAACACCGATTCCGATGGCGACATCATTCTGCCCGGGGCGTTTAAGAACGCACTGGTGAACCAGACCCGCAAAGTGGCGATGTTTTTCAACCACAAGACGTGGGAGCTGCCGGTTGGTAAATGGGACAGCCTGGCCGAAGACGAAAAAGGCCTGTATGTGCGCGGTCAACTTACCCCAGGGCACAGCGGCGCCGCCGACCTGAAAGCGGCAATGCAGCACGGTACGGTTGAGGGTATGTCGGTTGGCTTTTCCGTTGCGAAAGACGATTACACCATCATTCCAACAGGCCGCATTTTTAAGAATATCCAGGCTCTGCGCGAAATCAGCGTCTGCACTTTCCCCGCCAACGAACAGGCTGGCATCGCAGCCATGAAAAGTGTCGACGGCATTGAAACGATTCGTGATGTGGAGAACTGGCTGAGGGATTCAGTCGGGCTCACCAAATCACAGGCAGTTGGGTTAATAGCCCGGTTTAAGTCAGCGATTCGGAGCGAGTCCGAGGGCGACGGAAACGAAGCACAAATCAACGCTCTGCTTCAGAGCATTAAATCTTTCCCTTCCAATTTAGGTAATTAATTATGTCTGAACTCGCTCTCATTCAAAAAGCAATCGAAGAATCCCAGCAGAAAATGACCCAGCTGTTCGATGCGCAGAAAGCTGAAATCGAAAGCACGGGCCAGGTTTCAAAACAGCTGCAGTCCGACCTGGCAAAAGTACAGGAAGAACTGTCCAAATCCGGTACCCGCCTCTTCGATCTGGAACAGAAACTGGCTTCCGGTGCTGAAAATCCGGGTGAGAAGAAATCCTTCTCTGAACGTGCTGCTGAAGATCTCATCAAGTCATGGGACGGTAAACAGGGCACTTTCGACGCGAAGACGTTTAACAAGTCTCTCGGCAGTGACGCTGATTCTGCTGGCTCACTGATCCAGCCGATGCAGATCCCTGGCATCATCATGCCGGGCCTGCGCCGTCTGACTATTCGTGACCTGCTGGCTCAGGGCCGTATGACCAGTAACGCTCTCGAATACGTGCGTGAAGAGGTGTTTACCAATAACGCCGACGTAGTGGCAGAGAAGGCGCTTAAGCCAGCGTCGGATATCACCTTCAGCAAACAGACCGCGAACGTAAAGACCATCGCGCACTGGGTGCAGGCATCACGTCAGGTGATGGACGATGCGCCAATGCTGCAGTCCTACGTTAACAACCGCCTCATGTACGGTCTGGCACTGAAGGAAGAAGGCCAGCTGCTGAACGGCGACGGCACCGGGGATAACCTAGAAGGTCTGAACAAAGTGGCAACCGCCTACGACACCTCGCTGAATGCCACCGGCGACACCCGCGCTGACATTATCGCTCACGCCATTTATCAGGTGACCGAATCTGAGTTTAGCGCTTCCGGTATCGTCCTGAACCCGCGCGACTGGCACAACATTGCGCTGCTGAAAGACAATGAAGGCCGTTATATTTTCGGCGGCCCTCAGGCGTTTACCAGCAACATCATGTGGGGGCTGCCAGTAGTTCCGACTAAGGCACAGGCCGCCGGTACCTTTACGGTGGGCGGTTTCGATATGGCCTCTCAGGTGTGGGATCGCATGGATGCCACCGTGGAAGTCAGCCGAGAAGACCGCGATAACTTCGTGAAAAACATGCTGACCATCCTGTGCGAAGAGCGCCTGGCGCTGGCGCACTATCGCCCGACGGCAATCATCAAGGGCAGTTTCTCTTCTGGCTCATGATGGAGGGGGCGGGGTGACCCGCCCTTTTAACTTATGGCGATAGATGTTCTGGATGTAATTGGCCTCCGCCTGTTTAAGCAGCAGATTGAATTTGAGGAAGACGACAGGGACGAGCTGATCACCCTTTACGCGCAGGCTGCTTTTGATTACTGCATACGCTGGTGCGATGAACCAGCGTGGAAAGTTGCAGCTGATATTCCTGCAGCCGTTAAGGGCGCCGTTCTCCTTGTCTTTGCTGACATGTTTGAACACCGCACCGCGCAAAGCGAAGTACAGCTTTATGAGAACGCCGCAGCAGAACGCATGATGTTCATCCATCGCAACTGGCGCGGTAAATCTGAACCTGAGGAGGGCTCCTGATGGAACCTGGACGATTCAGGCACCGGGTAAAAATTCTCACCTTCACGACTTCGCGCGATCCCTCTGGCCAGCCGGTTGAATCGTGGACTGGTGGCAACCCGGTCCCGGCTGAGGTGAAGGGGATCAGCGGCAGAGAGCAGCTTTCAGGCGGCGCGGAAACGGCGCAGGCAACCATTCGCGTCTGGATGCGCTTCAGGGCAGAGCTGAACGCCTCTTCTCGTCTGGAAGTGCTCAGCGGACCGTATAAAGGTCAGGTGCTAAATATCATCGGTCCTCCTGTAGCAAATACGACTGGCACTCGCCTGGAAATTCTTTGCAAAACGGGAGCCGAAAAATGATTGAGACGAGCCTCGATTTTTCCGGGTTAAATGACATCGCAAAGGACCTGGAGGCGTTGAGTCGCGCTGAAAACAACAAGGTTCTGCGTGATGCCACGCGCGCCGGTGCTGAAGTGCTGAAGGAAGAAGTGATCGCTCGCGCGCCAGTGCGTACCGGGAAATTGAAAAAAAACGTGGTGGTGGTGACCCAAAAAAGCCGCCGCCGCGGGGAAATTTCTTCCGGTGTCCACATTCGTGGTGTCAACCCGCGTACCGGGAACAGCGATAACACGATGAAGGCGAATAACCCGAGAAACGCCTTTTACTGGCGATTCGTCGAAATGGGTACTGTTAACATGCCGCCGCACCCGTTCATTCGTCCAGCGTTCGATGTTCGCCAGGAGCAGGCGACGGAGGTCGCGATCAGGCGCATGAACCAGGCCATTGACGAGGCATTAAGCAAATGACGGAAGACGATCTCTATCCTCTGCTGGCGCCGCTGGCCGGAGGGCAGGTTTATCCCTACGTTGCGCCGCTCGGCAGTGACGGGAAGCCTTCAGTCTCTCCGCCCTGGGTAATTTTCTCGATTATTACCGACGTGGCCGCAGACGTTCTTTGCGGTCAGGCTGAATCTGCCGTTTCTGTGCAGGTTGATGTCTATTCCAGCACCATTACTGAAGCGCGCACGATCAGGAATCTGGCGCTTGATGCCCTGCAGGTGCTGAAACCGGAAAGCATTGTGAAAACGCCAGGATATGAGCCTGATCTGCGTTATCACCGGGCGACGCTCGAATTTCAGGTCACCGTCTGACCAGACCTAAACCATCCCACCCGCTCAGGCGGGTTTTTTATTTCAGGAGACAGTTATGTCCTCACTTTATGAAAAATCACAGGGCACGAAGATTCAGATCACTTCTGCCCCGGCAACGCCAGAAACGGTCGGTTCAGCAACCTATCTGGATTTGCAGTGCACCATTAAAGAGGTGCAGTTCACTGGCGGTCAGAAACAGGATATCGACGTCACAACCCTGTGTTCTACAGAGCAGGAGAATATCAACGGCCTGGGTGCGCAGTCAGAAATTTCACTGTCGGGTAACTTCTACTCCAACCCGGCACAGGATGCCCTACGTGAGGCCTACGACAACGACACCACATACGGTTTCAAAATCATTTTCCCTTCCGGGATCGGCTTCCAGTTCCTGGCTGAAGTTCGCCAGCACACCTGGTCATCAGGTACAAACAGCGTCGTGGCCGCCACATTCTCGCTGCGTCTGAAGGGCAAGCCCCAGAAAATTGATCCGGGTTCATAAGGAGTAACCGATGAAATCCATTAAGAATCTTGCCCTGGCGAAGATGTCAGGTTTTCGTCATAAAACAGTCATTGTTCCCGAATGGAAAGGTGTCAAAGTTATTCTGCGTGAGCCCTCTGGTGAGGCCTGGTTACGCTGGCAGGAGGTCGTGAAATCGGGTACAGACGATGAAAATGTGTCGGTATCGGAAAAGGCGCACCGTAATCTCTGCGCTGACGTGGTTCTCTTCATTGACGTTCTATGCGACACCGATAAGCAACCGGTATTTAGTGTCGATGAGGAAGAACAAGTTCGTGAAATTTACGGGCCTGTTCACTCACGTCTGCTCAAACAAGCTCTGGACCTGATCAACAACGCGGACGAAGCGCGGGAAAAGTCTCAACCCCCGGCGTAAAGTTTCTGATGTCGCTTGCGCTCCGGATGGGGCGCACGCTCTCAGAGCTTCGGCAGAATATGACGGCAAGCGAGTTACTGATGTGGATTGAGTTCGACAGGCAAAGCCCGGTTGGAGATATTCGCGGAGATATTCAGGCTGCCCAGATCGTCTCTGCCATCTACGGCTCACAGGGGGCAAAAGTACAACTGGACGATGCAATACTGCGCTGGGGTGAGGGCGAGCAATCAGAAACGAAAGACCCGTTTTCAGGACTTGAGGCCGCACTTACAGCTGCAACTCAGTGACTTTCATCCCGGAAGATATTAGGATTTATTCGACTAATACTTCTGGAGCTAATTTAATGGAAAAAATACTTCTGGGTGCTGCGTTAATATTATTGGCTGGTTGCTCTACCCAACCTGTAAATACAGAACAAGCCTCTATTGTTCCCCCTGAGAGGGTTTGGGATAAGAAGATAACAAGTAAGTCTCCAGAAACCGGTGTTGTAATAGTTAAGCGAGACTCGGGATTTATTGGGAGTGCATGTCTTGCAAGTGTTTACTTAGATGGAAACCCGGTAGCTGATTTAAGCACAAGAGAAAAAGTTACACTGTATACAAAGCCAGGAAGACACATTTTAAGTGCAACTCCCCATGGGTGGTGTGCAGGAGGAATGGTTGAGGTGGGTGCAGATGTGGTTCTGGATAAAACATTAATTTATAGAATTGGTTATGGAGCTAATGGTGATTACAGGTTTTCACCAACAGCATTTTAACTATCTAAGTGAATAAGAAGCCCGCCTAATTGGCGGGTTTTTTAATGGGTGAAATATGGCTACGTTGCGCGAACTGATCATCAAGATATCCGCCAATTCACAGTCTTTCCAGACAGAGATTTCACGCGCCTCGCGAATGGGGCAGGATTATTATCGGACTATGCAAAATGGTGGCCGTCAGGCCGCCGCTGCCGCGCGTGAAAGCGAAAGAGCGTTATCCGATCTGACTAACGGTTTTGCCTCTGCAGGAAGGGCTGCTGCTGCAGCTACGGCAGCATTTGCAACGGGCAAGCTTGTACAAATCGCCGATGAGTGGAATTCCGTAAACGCGCGCCTCAAGCAGGCATCATCCTCTGCTGATGATTTTGCTGCTTCCCAGCGTCAGTTAATGGAAATCAGTCAAAGAACAGGCACGGCGTTTTCCGATAACGCAAACCTTTTTTCACGCGCAGCTGCTTCAATGCGAGAATACGGGTATAGCTCTGACGAAGTTCTGAAAATTACAGAGGCTGTTTCAACCGGTCTTAAGCTTTCCGGGGCAAATACGCAGGAGGCAAGCTCGGTTATAACCCAATTCAGCCAGGCTCTGGCGCAAGGTGTTCTTCGCGGTGAAGAATTTAACGCGGTTAACGAAGCGGGTGATCGGGTAATCCGAGCTCTGGCCGCCGGAATGGGCGTGGCTCGAAAAGACCTGAAAAGTATGGCTGATCAGGGGCAACTTACTATTGATAAGGTTGTTCCGGCGTTAATGAGCCAACTCGGTGCATTGCAGGGTGAATTTGCCAGCATGCCGCAAACCGTATCCGGGTCCCTACAAAAAGTAACAAACTCATTCATGGCCTGGGTTGGTGGTGTCAATCAGGCTACTGGGGCTACCGATGCGTTGTCTGGTGGGCTGGACGGTATCGCACAGACGCTTGATTCTTTTACATCATCAGCAGTTAGCGGTGCTCTCAGTGAAGTTGCTGACAATATGTCCACCATAACAACAGTTGCTGGAGCGCTAGTTGGCGTTGGGTTAGCAAAATACCTCAGCGGAGTTGTAACCAGTGCCACGAGTGCAACAGGTGCGTTAATTTCAGCTGCGAAATCAGAGGTTGCTCTTGCAGTCGCGCAGGATAAAGCGGCGCAGTCTGCTGTTGCGGCTTCCAGGGCTGAAGTTTATCGGGCTCAGCAAGCAGTACAGAGTTCAAGAAGTGCAGATGTTCAGGCGGCTCAGCAAGAAAAAGTCGCGGCGGCTGAAGCAAAAGTCACTGCGGCCCATACCAGACTTACGACCGCTCTTGCCAGCGGTACAGCTACGGAAAAGGTGCGAGCCAGAACAGCACTTGAACGCGCGCAGGCAGGGCTGGTAGCAGCTAAAAATGCCGACGCTCAGGCTGTAGCTGAAAGGCGTCTGGCTGCCGCTCAGGCTGCTTTAAACCGTAACATCTCAAATCGTGTTTCGACCCAAAGTAATCTCAATAGTGTGACATCTGTCGGCACTCGGCTCATGAGTGGTGCCCTTGGACTTATTGGCGGCGTACCGGGTTTGGTGATGCTCGGGGCAGGTGCCTGGTATGCGATGTATCAGAATCAGGAGCAGGCTCGGCGTTCTGCTCAGGAATATGCCAGTCAAATCGACGAGATACGAGAAAAAACTTCCCGCATGTCTTTGTCTGAAACAGACGATAATAGGGGGAGGACTGTTGGTGCTCTGGTAGAGCAAAATCGTCTGATTAATGAGCAAGCCAAAAAGGTTGGTGAGCTGAAGACCCAGATCGATGATTTGAACGCATCGCGTGGAAAGCCGGGCATTAACAGCGAGAACGATGCAAATATACTGAGAGCGATAGCTATTGTTACTGATCAACTTGCTGTTGAAGAGGGAAAATTAAATGACATGCGAGATAAATCTCGCGGCATACAGCAGGCTCTCGAAGAAATTGAACGGCGTCGTAATGATTTAATTCGCGAACAAGCCTGGCGACAGAATGCGGTATATCAGTCGATGATCATGATGAATGGTCAGCATACTGAATTTAACCGCCTGTTGGGGCTAGGTAACCAACTTCTTATGGCGCGTCAGGGGCTGGCTAACGTCCCGCTCAGACTTCCACAGGCAGATCTTGACAAAAAGCAAACCGATGCCCTCGAAAAGAGCCGTCGGGATCTGGAGTTGTCACGCCTGAAGGGTGAGGCCAAAGAACGTTTACGGTTGAGTTATGCCGCCGATGACCTGGGATTAACCAGTGAACCGCAATTCCAGACAGCCCGTCAGGAGTTGATAAATAACGGTCTTATGGAATGGAAAAATAATGAGACCAACAAGCCCAGGGCAAAAGGTGGTAAAACCGAAGGCGAAAAAACAGAGGATGTTTATAAACGCCTTATAAAGCAGCAAAAAGAGCAGATCGCCTTGCAGGGTCAAAATACCGAACTGGCAAAACTGAAATACCAGGTTAGCCAGGGCGAACTGGCGACGTTGACAGCGTCCCAGAAGCAGACCCTTTTGCAGAATGCCGCGCTTATTGATCAGCAGAAAATTCGTGAGCAACTGGCAGCATATGAAGCAAACCTTGCTGATGCCAACGCCAGCTCGCGTGCATCAAATCAAGCTGAGCTCACTGGATACGGGCAGGGGAGCCGTACGCGTGAGCGTATGCAGGAAATGCTGCGTATCAGGGAGGAATTTCAGCAGAAAAACGTTGACCTTCAGCGCCAGTATCAGTCCGGTGATATCTCTGAGGAACTGTATCGCCAGGAGCTGGCACTGAATAAACGTTATCTCGATGAACGCTTACGCGATCAGGCGGGTTTCTACGCTGCGTCTGATGCCCAAAGAAGTGACTGGGCTGCTGGGATGCGGGAGGGCTTTGCTAACTGGGTAGATACTGCTTCCGATTACGCCTCACAGTCAGCAGACCTGGTGAACAATACCATGTCTGGGCTGGTGGGGAATATTTCTGAAGCGCTGGCCGGTAACAAAGTTGACTGGGAGGACTGGTCAAAATCGGTACTGGCATCCATGCAGAAAATTATCCTTAACGCGATGATCGTCAATTCGCTGCAGTCTTCTATGGGCGGTGGTGGATTCCTGGGCGGATTGTTTGGCGGCTCTGCTGGTGGATCAACACCGTCAGGTTCTTACAACTCTGCGGCATCAGGTCTTCAGCTCAACGCTAAGGGGGGCGCTTACGCTTCCGCCAGCCTCAGTGCTTACAGTAACAGCATTGTCAGATCACCGACATACTTTGCTTTTGCGAAAGGCGCTGGGCTGATGGGGGAGGCAGGCCCGGAAGCCATCATGCCGCTAACGCGATCTGCAGATGGTTCACTTGGCGTTCGGGTAACAGGAGCTCAAATGGCCCCAGGAGGCGGCGGAGAAATCCATATCACCCAGCATATCAATGTTTCTGGTAACGGTGACGCCGCGCTTAATCGTGCCATGCAGGAGGCCGCGCGTCAGGGAGCTGCCGATGGTGCTAAAAAAGCGCGTCAGGACATGCTGAGTGATTTTCAGACCAACGGTCAGGCCAGGAGGATGCTTGGCGTTTAAATAAGGAGTGACTATGTCTGTGCTTGAATGGCCTGAAGATGTATGTCCGGCGTCGCTGACGTGGCGGCCGGAAAGTAACACAAAAACATTTCGTTCCCCGTTTAATGGTGCATCACAGACCGTCCGTTTCCCCGGTACCCGCTGGATCTGTTCCCTGACGTTTAGCAACCTTACAGATGATAAATCCCGGCGCATTGATGCGCTGGTGGCCGATCTGGATGGTGAATATGGCAGGGTGAAGATCCGGGACTGGGGGAGGATAGGCAGGACGCCAGCCGGAAACCCGGTGGTTTCTGACGCGAACCAGACCGGTACGCAGCTCGGAAGTAAGGGCTGGACACCCGGCACACTGGTACTGCGCACCGGTGATTACTTTACCGTTAATGACGAGCTGAAGATGGTCACCGCTGATGTGACCAGCACTGCTGCAGGAACTGCCGTTATTCCTTTTGCGCCTATGCTGCGCGCCTCTCCCCCGGCTAACGGAAAAATCGAAGTCGCTAAGCCATACGGCATTTTCAAGCTGAAGGATAACCAGCAGGGGGCAGGTAACCGCGTGCCGGGCATTTTTACCAGCTACACGCTGGAGTTTGAGGAGGCTTTCTGATGCTGTATTCACCGTTTTCTGATTCGATGGTGGACTGGCTATCCCGCGACAGGGTTACCGCCGTGCTGGCGGCCAATGTCCAGTTTGAGTCCGGTACCGCCTACGTGCATTCCGGTACCGGCACGCTGGTGCTGGGTGGTTATGTCTATTACGGCATGGGGACAATGGGCGCCATCGACGATGTAGGCGAAACCAACACAACAAGCCCGACGCAGCTCAGGATGACGCTATCCGGGCTGGATATGTCGCTGTTTGCCAAAACGCTCAATGAGCGCTGTGTGGGAAGGCCTGCAGAGCTGTATCTGGTGGCTATGGATGATAACGGCGTCGTTCAGGTGGCCGACCTTATTTTTAAGGGGCGGGTTTCCGGCACCGGGGCAACGGCGGGTGAAACGAATGCCCTGCAGTACACCGTCAGTAATATTTTTGAGGACTGGCAGCGACCGTTCCCGGACCGCTATTCCGACGAGTCACACCAGGCCACCCAGCCAGGCGACCGCATATTTCGTTACGTCGCGCAGATGGCAGAACGTTCAATTTACTGGGGCAGCAAAAAAGATGCGCCAGGGTTTACCTATTCGTGAGGAAGCATGAAGCATCCAGACTGGCATAACAGATTAATCGCCGTGATAAGGGCCGCTGAAAAGCGGCCTTTTTTATGGGGCGAACATGACTGCTGCCTGTTTGCGGCAGACTGCGCGGAAGCGATGACCGGGGATAATTTCGCCGACGGCTGGCGCGGGACCTACGACAGCGAAACGGGCGCAAAAAAGGCGCTGCTGCGCGGCGGCGGCTCACTTGAAAAGGTGCTGGCTAAATACCTCGCTGAAGTGCCGGTGAAGATGGCTCAGCGCGGCGATATCGCGGTAGTGGAAAACGCGGGTACCCGCTGCGCCGGGGTAATTTACGGTGGTGCAGTGTGGGTACCGGGAGAAACGGGGCTGGTTTGCCTGCGAATTAAGCCCCTTAGTGCGTGGAGGGTTCGCTGATGCCTGCTGCAATCCCTATCATCGCGACGGTAGCCGCTGGCGCCGCGGCGGCCAATGGAGCCTACGCTATCGCAATGGCAATCACCATTGCCGCTCAGGTCGCCACACAGATGATGACGAAAAAGCCATCACTGGGGTCTTACCGCGACACTGCAGAACGGAAGCAGGTGCTGCGCGCGGCTGCCAGCCCTAAAACGGTTGTTTATGGCAGGACCGTATCTGCAGGCACTCTGTTTTTCGCTGAAGAACAGCCTGGCGAGCAGACTGATGGCGAATGGGTTCACCTTGCCATTACCCTGGCGGGACACCCAATATCAGGCACGGGCACCATTTACCTGGGCGATGATGATATTGGCTCGTATGGCGAGAACGCCACGTATGAAGTGCATATCGACCGCCAGACAGCAGACCCGTTTATGCTGGAAAATTGCCCGTCGTGGAAAGATGACATGATCGGCAAGGGGATTTCCTGGCTTCGTCTGTCACTGAAATACAATGCTGAGAAATTCCCGTCCGGCATCCCGAACGTGAAGGTTGAGAAGACGGGCAGGAAAGTATACGACCCGCGCACAGGCCGCACGGAGTACAGCAACAATCTGGCGCTGTGCGTGCTCGACTATTACCGGAGTTACCTGAAAGTCGCTGATGCTGATATTAACTGGGATCAGTTTCAGGAGGCGGCCAACATCTGCGACGAGCTGGTGACTAACGGCGACGGCACGACGGAAAAACGTTACACGCTTAACGGGGAATTTGACCTTAGCGAAAATAAGGCGAGCATTCTTGAGGCGATGCTGACAGCTGGTGCAGCGGAGCCAACCTACATCGCCGGTAAACATGGCATCCTCGTTGGCGCGTATTACGGCCCCGCAACCGAAATTATCACCGAGAGTCAGCTGGCCGGCGATATCGAGATCATGCCTGAGGTGTCACAGTCAGAGCGCGTTAACACCATCAGCGGTACGTTTGTCGATCCTAAACAGACCTACTCTGAAGCCGATTTTCCCTCAGTATCTGTCAGCGAGTGGGTAACCGAAGACGGCGTGGAGATATCGCAGGATCTTAAGCTGCGTTTCGTTACGTCTGAATTTCAGGCTCAGCGTCTGTCGGACATCAAGCTCAAGCGGACCCGCATTTCCCGCACAATGAATCTCACACTTAACCTGAGCGGGTATCGTTACCGTCCAGGTATGTACGTAAAAGTTAATTTCCCTTCTCTTGGGATCGTTAACGTTGAGATGCGCGTGACAGACTGGAAATTTGGCGTGCAGAACGGCGTGCAAATTACACTGAAGCAGGAAACTGCTGACGTGTGGGGTGATGCCATCGGTAAGCCCATAGATCGCCCCGATTTTACCAATCTCCCGCTGGGTGGGGTGGCGCAGCCTCAGAATCTGAAGTACACCGTGGAGGAAATAGGTCAGGTGGTGCAGGGCGTTCTCTCATGGCAGAACATCGGGCAGTTTGTCTATAACCAGGTTGTCATTCGCAGGAATGGCCACCCGGTGCTCACAGCACAGGTTCCCGGCTCGTTCACGCGATTAACTGGCCTGCTGCAGGATACTTACACAGCCCACGTCACCGCCGTTAATCAGATGGGGGCAGCTTCGCCAGAGGCATATCTTGAATTCAGCATTGAGGCACCGCCTCCGCCGTCAGGTGTCACTGTAGAGCAGGCATTTTTTGCCGTGATGCTTATTCCCCGCCTCGCAGCCGTGACAAACGTCTCCACCCAGTTCGATTTCTGGACGTCAGGTGAGCAGCAGCTTGCCAATACAGATACGGCGACCGTGGAGGCCGAAGCCACGCGCGCGGGTATTGGCACGACGTGGACAAGCCACAACCTGAAAAATGGACATACCTATTACTGGTATATCAGAACCATCAACGCGTTTGGTGCGTCTGCCTTCGTCGAGGTGGCCGCGCTGTGCCAGACCGAAACCGGTGAACTCATCGACATTATTGATGATGCCGTGCGTGACTCTGATGCTTTCAAAAATGTTTCTGAAGGCGTGGACACCAACCTCGAAGCAGCCATGCAGAATTCCCTGGCAAATCACGGAACGGTTGAACACCAGTATCAGCAGTACGGGGAGGTGCGCGCTGATATCCTGGTTGTTAAAACAACGGTCGCAGAAGTGGATAAAGGCCTTGCAGACCTGTCTACCTATGTGCAGGCCCAGGTAGGGGATTTGACCGCCGCTGTTAACCAGAAATTGACGGCAGAAGTAAACAGTGATGGAACGGGAAAGGCGTCCTATACGCTCAACCTTGGGATAGTCAGAAGTGGGGTGAAGTACAACACTGGTTTCGGGATGTCTATTGAGCCATCTGGCGGGTCTTACAAATCCACAGTGGTCTTTGCTGCTGACCAGTTTGGTATCTACTCGGGAAGCGATCCGGGAAATTACCAGGCTGCTTTTTTTGTCTATAACGGCCAGGTGTTCATCCGTGATGCCTTTATCCAGGACGGCAGCATTACTAACGCGAAGATTGGTAATTACATCCGCTCATCAAACTATGTGGCAGGTCCTGGTGGTGCCGGGTGGAATATTGATAAGGGCGGGAATTGTGAGCTGCACGGCGCGCTGTATGCCGCCAGCGGTAATTTTGCGTTCACCGGGAATGGCAATGGCGTCACCATTGACGGAAGGGGCGTAAGAATTGATCTCGGTGGCGGGAACCTGATTGTTCTTGGAGAGTGGTAACAATGCCAAAAGGATTACGTCTTACCTACGACGACGGTGGCCCGGCAATGGAAATAACTGCCGGGCTCCGCTGCCCTTCGTTTTGCCAGAATGTTGGCGATGCCGGATCGGGCAATCAGTTCACAATCAACCAGCGAGTAGATGGAAGTCAGATCGTCCTTATTCCGCGCAATACTGTCGACAGGTTTTGGGTGGGCACCAACCTTATACCAACAATTGTTATGCTGGATAGTTTTACCGTAAACGGCAATACCATCACCATGAATAACTGGCGTAGTGATGGGCTGGGAAGCCCTCGAACGTTTGCATCATCAATCTGGCAAATTCTTCCAGCCTCGTCAGGGAGGGGACTACTGATCAAGGACAGTACTGATTTCCTCTCAATCACCGATGCCACGATGTCGGGATACTGCGTCTGGCGCGGTACCGTCACCTTCACAGGAAGCTGGGCTACCCCAACGACAAACATCTCCCGCGACCGCTATATGGTGTTCGCCAAATGGAGTGCTGATAACGTCACCATTGAATTCGACGGCTCGAATATTATTGCGACAATAGACCATGCTGGTCTCGATCAGGATGCGACAGTTACCATGCAGATCGCTATTTTTGCCAGTGGCGTAAGCCCGACCCCGGGAAGAGGCCTGAATATCATAAAGGGTGGTGTCTGCGTGTTCTCCACCACGCGCCGGCCGTTTGTGTACCGGAACCAGACCTACGCGCCATCATGGGGAAATACCGATATCGGGGATAGCATGATACTGCTTGGCCGCTATGGCTATAACAGCGAGGTTTACACTGGCTGGGACTATTTGAAATGGGCGGGCCTGATCCGCAGCGGCAATCTGGTACGCGCCGGGAGGGGAAGAAATGTCGCTTCGTGGACATCGAAATACAGCGTCGTAGGACGAAGGCTGACAAGTCTATCCATCCCCGTTATTGATGCAATTTACTGACAACCCGCTCCGGCGGGTTTTTTATTATCTGAATTCAGGAGTCCATTATGTCGGCAGGAACCATTACCCTGACAAACGGGTCCGCTATTGTTGGCGGTGCCGGAACCTCATTCGCAACCGAACTCTCCGGAGGTGATTTCATTGTTTCGACTGTGGGCGGTGTGCCCTACACGCTGCCGGTGAAAACGGTCGACAATAATACCCAGGTGACGCTGGTCAGCAACTTCACCGGGCCAACACAATCCGGCGCTGCCTGGTCAGCCGTTCCCCGCGTTGCGCTGAACATGGTAACTGCTGCGCTGGTGGCACAAAGTGCAGAAGCGCTGCGTGGACTGAATTACGACAAAAAGAACTGGCAAAGTATTTTTTCTGGAAACGGCAATGTAACAGTGACTTTGCCGAATGGGACGAAATGGACGGGACCAGCATGGAATGGCATTGCCACTACTCTCTCAGGCAAGGCGGCAAAAGGTGCAAACGATGACATTACCTCGCTAAGCGGGCTGACTACAGCGCTAAGTATTTCACAGGGAGGGACTGGTGATAAAACTGCCGCTGGCGCTCGCAAAAACCTCGGTCTGGGAACTTCTGCAACGAAAAACACAGGAACAACGAGCAATGATGTCATGCAGCCAGGCATGTTTGGGCTTGGTCGTCCGGATGGGGCATTAATATTCAACACAACGAGCCAGGATGATCTTCTTGTTGGATTGACAGGGTATGGGCTTACGGTTCTTCGAAATAATGCACAGATACCAGAGCCATGGAATATATGGAACTATTCACCGACAATATTTGCCCGTGCAGGTGATACGTATAGCCTTTTTTCAATGCCTTTTCAGTCATCTGGAAAAGTACGTATTTTGGGTGGCGCTGCAGGATCAGGTTGGAATCACAGCAGGATATTATACGATGATAAAAACACAGTCGTGGATAGCAATGGCTTTATAAAGAAGGCATCCCCGGTCGTCAAAATCTTCACTGATGGTAAGTATGAAACTAACGACGAATCAGAAGGCGTCACGGTCACTCGTCTGGATGTCGGGCAATATCTTATTGAAGGCTGTAAAGCACTCAATTCAGACGCTGCATGGGGAGGTATCGACGGAGGGTTTGAGATTCCCACAGACAGGAATAAGCAACCGCTTATATGGCTGGACTACGAGGTTAACGCAGATGGCTCTGTGCTGGTAAAAACCTATCACCGCGAACATCCTTCTGCGCCAGCATTTGCCAGGAATGAGCGTGATGGATTGGCAGATGGCGAGCCGGTTGACATCCCGGCTGACCAGTTCGTCAGCGTTCGTGTAGAAATGCCAGCTGACAGCATCTGGAATAAGAAACAAGCGGAAGAGGCTTTAAAGCAGGAACAGGGCTCGTAAAAAAAACCGCCGCCATTTTTCGTAAGAATGAGCGGCGGTTGATTGCTCAGAGTTCATGCCCAAACAAACGTAGGGAATATTACCTGAACAAGATTTACAGGCCAACCTGGCGAACGGTCGGGAACTCAGAAACCAGCCACATATCGGACTCTTCAAACATTTCCTCCAGCATGCGGTTCAGTTTTTCCCGATCGCTTTTGCTGGCATCGCTATTCAGGCCGTTTGCCTGCATCGGCTTCACCTTCACTTCGGCATCAGGGAAAATCTGGTGCACCCGCTTCTTCAACTCGGCCAGTATGATCTCTCTGGCCCCTTCGAGCCCCTCTACATTTCGCTTGTCATAAACCAACTCAACGAACATCACTCTCCATCCTTGCTGACTTGATCTGGTGAAACAAAAATACTACTGTATATGCATACAGTCAATAATCAAGTGAGGGTGCTGCTATGCCTCGCCAATATGATATTCACGCAGCTTTTTTAGCCTCTATAGAACAGAATCCAAAGGGCTACCTTTGCCTAAAAACAAACAAATTCATCAATAATTTGCGCGAGAAGAACTGGCATTTCAGCCAGGCAGACGCTAACGCATGGATTGAGAGATACCAGCCTGATTTTGCTGATAAGACGACGGATGGCAGTGATAACCGTTACTGGATCTTGCGAAATATGGGGAGGGTATTCTGATGGGCTTTCCTTCACCAGCAATGGATTACCAGGAACAACGGTTAACCATCGATCTGTTATGCGGAATTGATGGAAACTGCAGGGTAATAGAAACGTCATGCGGTTGGGCTGTCATTAACGTTGCCATGAGGCCAGAGCAGGGAGATACGCTACTGGTAAGAATGGATAACAGGAACGAGTTTGCAAAGCTATACGGGGCGGCATTGATAACTGAAGATGGTGAAGCGATAGAAGGCGACGCGCTGGATGACGTGGAGGTTTTTGGCGTGCTAACGCATAGTCTTAACCGGGTTGGTAATGATGACTGCCCGGCAATTTAAAGCAGGGTTCAACCATCATTTCATCATCGTTTCGCCATCATGGTTTACGGGAACAAAAAACCAGCCTCTTACGGCTGGTTTTCAAAGTGTTTTTGGTCGGCACGAGAGGATTTGAACCTCCGACCCCCGACACCCCATGATGGTGACCTTACTTAACGTAAGTACCGCAAGTATTGCATTTATACTTACCGGCAAAACGAAATTGACCGTTTACTGCGCTCATTGAAGACATTTTCTTTTCTGAACTTTCATAGCATTTGGGACAAAAAGGGCCATTAGGCTTTCCTTCAATTTCATTAGCCCGCCAGTAAACTGCTTCACGGAAAACAAGCTCATCAGAAGCGTCCAGTTTTCCTTGCAATTCTGTAACCTTGCGCTTCAGTTCATACATCTCCAATTGCGTATCAGCCAATTCGATTTTTGCTTCTGATAAGGCGCTGTAAAGATCACTGATCTTTAACCTCATCTCGGCATCATTGTATGCTCCAGAGGCGTTTTTAATGTCTTTGGCTAAATCAAATGCGGTTTTCAGTGCGGTTAAACCTGTGACGATGTCTGCCATAGTACCCTCTTATATTCAGAAAAATGATCTTCAAAACAACGAGTTTACATCCAGCGAAAGATTTTTTTTGTGAATAAAATCAAACCAATTTCAGGCTCAACCATTCGCCATTGTGACTGTAGGATAACCGTAAACCATTGATTCAATTGATGTTAAAATTATGAATTAATGGCGAACAATAAACATATGTATTTGATTTTTATAGAAAACACGCGTGATTTAAAATCCCTCGGCGTTCGCGCTGTGTGGGTTCAAGTCCCACTCCGGCTACCATGGGAAACAAAGAATAATCAAAGCAATAAGCAGTGTCGTGAAACCACCGAAAGGTGGTTTTTTTGTGCCTCTGGCTTAGCGCGAAGTGAGCGCATCTCATCGTCATCACGATCGTGCTGTGCCCGGAAATTTGCTGCCATACCAGAACGTTAAGCCTAACTCTCTAATATCAAGCCCGGAAAGCAGGGCGATTGTCAGCTAACCTGCAACCAATCTTAAACAAATATTTCACTCGCCAGACACAGGTTGCCGCCGCTGATAAACTGGTTGGTATCCACCCTGGAGAGCGGAAGGTTATTGTCATGCAATATGAAGAACAGCAGCTTATCAACGGCCTTTTCGAGCGTCTTAAACAGGCCGGACAACAAAACAGCAAACGTGATGCAGATGCAGAGCGTCAGATCGCTGAATTTGTCAGACAGCAGCCTGCGGCCCCCTACTATATGGCGCAGTCGATTTTGATTCAGGAAACGGCGCTGAAACGTCTGCAGGCCCGGGTTCAGGAGCTTGAAAGCGAATTAGCCGCGCAAAAAAGCAAACCCTCGACGGGCGGCAGTTTCCTCGGCGGCCTGTTTGGTGGCGGGAAAAGTAACCCGCAGCCTGACAACAGCTGGAATGCCCAGCCGCAACAGCCACCGGCGCAGGATTACTCTCGGGCGCCAGCGCCAGCTACTCGCGGCGGCGGTTTTATGGCTGGCGCGCTCCAGACAGCCGCTGGCGTGGCCGGTGGCATCGCGCTTGCCGAGATGCTTACCAGCATGTTCCATCAGTCGCGGCCGGAAGAGATCGTGAACATCATCGAAGAACCGACAATGCCCGTCGGTGGTGGACCGTTTGTCGGTAATCAATACGGCGACGTTAATAACGTCTCTGACACCCGTTTCCTCAACCAGAACGATCCGTTCGGCAGTAATAACGACATCTGGCAGAACGACGATGTAGATGACGACTACAGCAATGACGACGACAGTTTTATTTAACGACGTTATCGTGAAACTACCGAAATGAAGTGAACCCCGAAAGTTGGGTATCCAACGATTAGGGGTTTTGCGTTTCTGAATCAAAAAAACCTTTGAGGCTAAGCCTGAAGGCTCATAAATCACATTCTTTTTACTATTTTTCTTACTAACAAACCTGTAAGAATTGCCGGAAGCAATCCAAATAATAAGGCGATATCGACT